CGGCGCGAGACCGAGCCGGCATCGTAGCGGGCCATCGGGGCGCCGCGGTGGTCAACCAATTGGACGACGTTGGATCTAGTAGCCACGGCCAAACTCACCGAGCTTGCGGGTCTGTGCCGTGCCCTCGGTCGCCGCAACATCGCGTCGCGCGGCCGCGATGGCGGCATCCAGGTCCGCGCCCGTCTGGTAGCGGATGACGCGATCACCGAACTGCACGGAGAGCTCGCCGCGGGCGCGGAGATTGATCAGGGCCGTGAGCTGTTCGGAGGTATAGCGCATAGCGTCAGGCTAGATTCATGCGCACGTCAAAAATAGGCAAAAATGCAACAATTATTCTTGCTAGTTTGATCGGATTAAACGATTGAGGTAGTACTGTACTAGTTAGCGAGTACGGTCTATTATTTAGTCATCAGAGGCCAACGTTAGATGTAACGAGAGAATCATGAAACTATCAGCGGCACAGCAACAGATGCTCACGGCTCTTGACCGTAGCGCGATTGCGTACCCGATCGACGATCCGTCGATCGGGCCTGCCAAGCTGCGAACGTTGAAGGCCCTGAAGCGCCGCGGTCTTGTACGGTCGCGTGTCTGGGACGAACCGAGACCGCGCCAAGCGTCTGACGAGGATTGGATCGAATGGGCGAAAGTCTGACGACAACCGAGCGTCAACGCAGATTCCGCGTAGGCAAAAATGCAACAATTATTCTTGCTAGTTTGATCGGATTAAACGATTGAGGTAGTACTGTACTAGTTAGCGAGTACGGTCTATTATGTAGTCATCAGAGGCCAACAACGAAAGGGGAAGACGATGAACGAACAAGTCAGTTTTACCGAGTCCGATCAAGGCCACATGATCGGCACGTGGACCGTCGAGTCCGCACCGACCGAATTCCTCCGCGCTCTCGCCGCCGAGGCAATCCGGACCGGCGAGACGGTCCAGGCGCGCGACGACGAGGGGTGTCTCGTCACGGCGAGCATCGACGACTAACCACACCCGCCCGGCTCCGGCCGGGCAAAGGAGATTGAGATGACCAACCAAACCGCCCAAGACGCCTACGCCGCCGCCCACGCCGAAGCCGTAGCGTACTTCGAGAAAATCGCCGATCGACTCCAAGACGCCCCCGCTCCGGACGACAATACGAACTGGAGCCACGTCGCCAACATGGCGCACCTGGTCGACCAGCTTCGCGAGATCGTGGAGCCGATCTGATGGGCATCCGCAACCCGCCTGAAAAACAGCGCGGCTACGACAAAGCGTACCGCGAGCGCAAGCGCGCCGAGGGCCTGCGGCAGCTCCTCGTCTGGGTCAGGCCCGAGGATGTCGAGCGGGTCCGGGCCTATGCTCGGGAGTTGGCGGGGCGAATCGGGCAACCTGGCGCCTAAAACCACTCCGACCGTCGCCGGCGAATCGTCGCCGGCGAGCACTCCGCAACGCGCGCGGCCTCCTGGATCGAGGCCCCGCGCGCCAACGCCTCGCGCGCCGTCTCGTCTCGTGCGGCCCGATCAATCGCGTGGATGTAGCAGTCCGCTCCACCCCACCGGGATCGGACCTCGCGCGCGACGCGGCGTACCACGACCGCCTCAAGCCCGGCGGCGATCATCGCATCAGCCATGTCCGCAAGGGCGTCTACTGCCATGAGGATTTGCGCCTAACAATCCGATCGACCTTCATCGACTCGCCTGTCGCCCGCATTTCAAGCCGATCGAGATCGATTTCGGAAAGCATCAAGGCGGCATAAGCGTAAACGCGGCAGTCAAGGGCCTCGACCGCTGCGTAAATCTTCGTCCACTCCGCGATCGGATGGCCGGATCGATCGTATCGAGTGACGAGGCGTTCGCCGGTCGCTTGCTTATACCACTCCTCATGCCGGTCGCTCGGGAAATGGCTGTAGCCCGGACCAGGACGAGAGACCGCGCGCCATCTCCGGGTGATGATGGATTTTGCCTCGTCCACGCCGACCCACTCAGGATGGATCTTGTCGCGGCGCTGCTTGGCAAGGCGGCGCTGGCGCTTAAGGCGGTCCTCGACCAGCGGGTAGGATCCGGCGCGGCCTTTTATCGGCCAAACGCGGAGCGACTTGCACATACCGACGAAGCGGTAAACGCGCTTCGGGAGGAACCCCGAGTCGACCGCAAGCGCGTCGATCCGCATCGTCGATCCGTCCACGCGAGCCCATGACATTGACCGCCACAAGTCCAACAGGTCGTCCCACACCGCGTCTTGGGTCGGATCGCCGACGAGGACATGGTAGTCGATGCTCCAGTTTTCCTCGCCCGATCCCCAACCGACGATTTCGAGCTCTATCCGATCCTGCTGCACGTCGGCGCCGGCCGTGAGCACCAAGACGCCGGCGGGGACTTCGGCGGGGTAGGTCTCGGCTCGGGCCATGAGGCGGCTGTGGTCGAGTTGTTCGCCGGGCTCGCGGTACGTCTCGCCCATCACGGTGTTTACAAATACCCTAAACTGCTCTGGGTTTGTACGCGCCTCGCGGTATTCCTTTGCCAACTTTGCGGGCGTTGCGTTTGGGCTAAAGCTGTAGCCGGCCCACACATGGAACCCGATCGAGCCCGCGAACGACGGTAGGAACGCAAACCCGGCGCCGGGTCGCCAATCCCAGTCCTCGCCGAGCCAATAGCCGGCGGCCATCATGCGCTTGTGGTGACTGTGGTCGATGCCAGTGCCGCACCCGGGGCAAACCCAATGCGCGGCTGCGGTGTCAATTTCCGCAACCGGCACGCGCTTTCCGCGAATCACGACAGGGCGCCGGTATGCCGCTCCGATGTCGCTTTTTGCGTCGGAGATCTCTTGGCGCGATGGCGTCTCGCCGAAAAACCTCCGGACATGCTCGGTCCCGCAGAATGGGCACGACAGCATGAAGTGGCCCTGCGATGAGCCGGCCCACGCGCGATCGATCCGCGAGAATACATCCTCTGTGGGGGTCGACCCCAGCCCAAACTTCCTGTTGTGGAACGTCTCGGCGCGACCCATGCCGAGCTTAATCTGATCGCCTTCGGTGCCGGCTGTCGGCGGGTAGCCATCGACCTCATCGAATAGGACGATCCGCACCGTGATGCGCCGAAACCCGGTCGGAGAATTCGCGCCGACGATGTGCAGCATTCCGCCTGGGTAGGACTTCTTCGTAATCGTGTTGCCGCTGGTGCGGCTTTTTGCCTCACCGACAAGCTCGCGCAATACAGCGGTCTCTTCAATCGTCGGCTGTATCTCTTCTTTCGCCCAACCTTCGCCGTCCGCGATGGTCGGCTGGACCACAAGAATCGACGATGGGTTTTGATGGATGTGGTAGCCGATCACGGCGCCGATTATTTTGGTCCAACCGATGCGCTTTGATTTTTTGCAAACAACCGTCTCGACCTCGGGCGCGACGAATGCGTCCATGATCGCACGCTGATAGGGGTAAGTTGTCCATTGGCCGGGCTCGGCAGACGACACCGCTGGAAGTTGATAGTAGGTGTCTGCCCACTCACTCGGGAGCAGATCCGGCGGCGGCATCCATGCGCCGAATAGCCGGCGCGATACGTCGTCGAATGTCTGCATGCAGTCCGTCGGATCCAAGCTCGGTAAGAGCTTCTTTCGTGAGCTGCTCGACCTCATCCGCCACCTCGCTGTCGAGCGCGGGGAATCGCCCTCGGATCTTTGATGGGACCGCGAGCACTTTAGCTCGTGCGGCTGCAACAAGCGCGGCGCCAAGACTGATGACAAGATCGGCCGGGAGCAATTCACCGCGATTGATGGCCTCCTTCAGCGCTTCGTTGTTGGCTTGATGGTGCAGCAATCGAGCTCGCTCAAGTTTCTCATCGTAGATCTTGCCGTCTTCCGATACGCCCATTTCGGAAGCATAGCGATGCCGTAGCCATACGCCGAACTCAGCGCAACGAAACCCGGAAGCCCGACCGTCCGCGTTGACAAGCTTTGGGGGCGATCCGGGCTCTTTCATGATGCGCTGAAAGTGTCTAAGCGTGACGCCGAGCAGATCGGCGCCCTGTTGCTGCGTGATCGGCTTTTCTTCGCTCATCCCGCGAACACGAACTCAAGCGTTGATTGCTCGGGTCCATGCCCGTGCTTGCGATTGTACCAAGCTAGCGCAGGGCTTCTCCGATCAGCCGGCAGCATATCAACCCACTCCATGTACGGCCGCCCTGACTTGCGTTGGTTGCATGAACCTAGCGTTTACGCTTCTTTCTGGACCTATCTCGTTGCCGCAATGCGAGCAATGCGTATGCGTCCTTTCTGCGCGAATCCGATCATACTTACACTTGTCGTTGCAATACTTATGCTTGTGGCTTGGGATGATTTTTCCGCACGATGCGCAAAGCTTTGGGACCGTGCGATGTTCCGAAACAGCAGAAAATAAACTAGACTGCAGATCAGCCATTGTCGATGCTCCTGTTAAGCATGGCGTGGTTAAAGGCTCGGTCGGTCTGATACGCCGATCGGGCCTTGTTTTTGTGCCTTGTCGCAAATCATTGAATTTGTGGTCAATATGTCTGACATCTAGGGATTGTTGCAGCTAAACAACATACGCGGTTCCAATCTCCCCCGATCGGCTCCTCCCCGGAAGAACCTGTGCAAATGAACCTCATTCCACCGGAACCCGCCAAGCCGCCGACATACATTCACGGCCGCGCAGTCGCCACTGCCTTGTCGATCGCCGCAATCAAGTGCCGCCCGTAGTGCGCCGCCGTATAGCGCTCGGCCTCGCCGTAGAAATCAAGCCGCTTCGTGTAGCTCGGGCGCTTCGAGACGACAAGCATTTGCAGCTTCCACGCGCCGCGCTCGTGGTTGTCGCGACCTCCGGATATCGCCCAGATCCCTTTGACCGTCTTCGACCGCTTGCCTTTGACCTCGCCGAAGAGATAGCGCGCCTTCGAGACGCCGCGCTTCTTTCGCTTCGTCGTCATGCCGCGCGTACCTTCGAGCGCGCCGTATGCCCCGACATCCGCCAGCATCTTCGAGGCGAGCGAGCCCGTGATATTGCCGTACTGGTCGAGCTTCATGCCGCGACTTGGGACCAGCCACTCCGAGCCGAGCATAAAGCCGCGGGCGCGTAGCCAGCGCTCCATGCCCTTGACGTTGCGCTGCGCCGGGTAGCCGGGGATGTGCGGGGCCAAGGCATCCTCTACCGCATCGCCGAGCCGGCCGAACACATCCTTGAAACCGATCTCCGCGGAAGGTGATTGCTTGGTCGCCCATGTCTTGACGCGTAGGCCGTTGACGACAAGCGGCGTCGGGCGATCGAATGTCCGGCGCATCAGGTCTTGCTCAGTCTTGATGATGTCCTTCGCCAAGCTGTTGATGCCCTCCTTGAGCGCATAAGGCACCTGCTTCGAGGCGAGATCGGAAAGCTCCTTGATTGCAATCGATGCGTTTGTCGTGACCGTGAACGTCATGTCTTCGCCTCCCTGTGCTGCGGACACCCGAGCCCCGATGCGATCTCTGGCCGACGTATCCGGCACGTCGGCGGCTGGCATTTGCACGAGTAGGTCTGGCGGTGTTTGCAGGTACGGCAGGGTTTGTCGTTCGGTTTCATCTCGCAATCCCATCCTCGCTGCACCGCGGCCGCTCCGAGATCTCGCGGAGCAGGGTCAGGCATTCGTGAATGTCGGCGTCGGTCATCACGCCGCCCGCATGTGATTGTCGATGAACACGCGCGTCGAATCCTTGTCGATCTGATGGTACCCAGCGCTGAACATCGCCTCTTTCAGCCACGCCGGCAGCGCGCCCCCCTTGTAGACCTTGCTCGGATCCGACTTGAGCACGCGCGCCTGCCGGACCTTGCTGGCCTTGCGCGGAGCATCGGCCGATTTGGCCTTTCCGCCGAGCGCCGCAATCAGATCGCCGGTTGTCATCTTGAGCGCCTCGGCGTCGGCCTTGACACGCTCGACAAACGCCTCTCGCGCTGCGCTGGTGCGCGCTTCGAGCTCGGCTTCGAGCGCGGCCTTTTTCGCATCGGCCGCGGCGATTTGATCCTGGATCGATTTGATTTCTTCGTTCATTTTTTGGCGCCTCTGTTGATAGAGCGCTTATTATCCGTTATTTATCGACACAATCAAATCATCATCTGATCCAGGCGCGCGATAAAAGCTCCCGCATGTCGACGGCGTTGCCGTTGGCCATCGCTCGGGGTGGATCGGACGCCCGCCGATGCCGTGGATGCAGTGCCGGCAGGTCACAGCGGACCCCCGCCGACCCACATGCCGACAAGATCGAAATAGTCATGGCTCGCGTTCGCCTGGTAGGCCCCCATAATTTCGTCGATCAGTGCCGTGAAATACTCAACCGACAGATCGTCGACAAGCCGGAGGGTCGGTGCCTCGGTCCAGTCACCTCGATTTTCCATGTCTCACCCCCGGCGCCTCTATGCGCCCGTTTTCGCCTCTTGCTCCGGAGTCGCCGTGACGACGCAACGCATATTGCGCGGGATCTGCGCCTCGCATTGGGTGATAGCCTGTCGCGCCTGCTGCCAGGTCGATCCCGGTATCGTTGCGGCCACGAACACCGCAAAACCAGCAAAGACAAACAAAACCACTGCTGCCACAAGCCAAAATCCGGCCATTTCATTGTCCATGCGCTCCTCCGTTGGTTTGGTTTTTCAGCGTCGACCCCGAGTGCAGCGCATCGACCATGGGCGTCACGACGACGACAACGCGCGGAACGGTCGAGTACGATTTTTTCACCGTCAAGGTCGCAATGCGCGAATCATCGGACCACAGCAACCCGTTGAAGGCGTCTACGCACTTGGCGATGTTGTCCGCGTCAGGCTTGATCGTGTGCAGCACCGATCCAGCGACCGCCGCTCGCTTCTTCCACACCGGCCAACTCTGCGGGATCGCGAAATAGGCGTGGACCGCGACATCGAGCGGCCCGTCCAGCGACACCCCGCGGTACTGGCTGCGAGCCTCCCACCTCGCAAGCGTCTCCCACCTCACCGTCCGCTCTGGCGTGTAGGCATGCCCGTCGCTCAAGCGTCATTGGTTTGCAGCTCACAAATACACCCCTCAAAACGGAATGTCGTCGTCGAAGTCCATCGGCCCTGAATACCCCGTAGAGCCCGCTCCGGATGTACTGCCGCCGTCTCTGCGCGCCTCCTGCGCGCCTCCTGTGGCCTTCCCGTCGAGCATCTGCATCGTCCCGCCCATGTCGACCACTACCTCGGTGCTGTAGCGGTCGGTCCCGTCGTTCGCCTGCCATTTGCGGGTGCGCAGCTTGCCCTCGATGTAGATCTTGCTGCCCTTTTTCAGATACCGCTCGACGATCTCGGCGAGCTTCCCGAAGAACACCACCCTGTGCCATTCGGTGCGCTCCTGCTTCTGGCCTTGCTTGTCCTTCCAGGTCTCGCTGGTCGCGATCGAGACGTTGGCGACCGAATCCCCGCTCGGCAGATGCCGGATCTCGGGGTCTTGGCCGAGGTTGCCGATCAAGATCACCTTGTTGACGCCGGCCATGTGGCCTCCTGGTTGTCGTTGTCGTTTGGTTCGCGTTCGTCGCTCCCCGGTTCGTAGCAGGCCGCGGGGCAGGTACTGAGCAGCTCATCAGGCCATGCCGCCTCGAAGGCCGTGCAGCCGTCGCGACGGTGACAGGCGCAGGAGAGGCAGGTCAGGGGCTGATTGGTCATTCGTCCCCCAGATAAGCAAGGATCACGGCCTTCGCGGCCGCGTACCCGTGCGCGATCTCGACCGCATACCCGCGCGCCCTGAGCAAGTCTCGCATTTCGCGCTGCGCTTTGCTCGGCGCCCCTTTCGCCGTCTTCATTTCGATCCAAAGCCCGTGGCTCCCGCACTTCGGAACTGCCAGCAAGAGATCCGGAACGCCGGACTGCACCCCTTCCGCCTTCAGCCTCGCCGCCGTCGCCGCCGATCGCCTCCCTCCGTTTGGGATCGCAAAAAACAGGCGCTTGAGATCCGGGTACCGATCCCGGAACCAGGCGACGATCAGGCGTTGATGGTCATGTTCGGTCACGCACCATCCCCGCAACCATGCCTGCAAAGTCGACGGCTTCTTTCGCGCTCTTGAAGCCGGTCACGGACTCGCAGTCCGCGCCGCTCGTGAACGGGCGCGCGTGCGGGTTTGCGCTTCGGTAGGTTTTCGATCGCGCCGCGAGTGCGGCATAGATGCGTTCCAGGGCGGTTTCCTCGACGTGTCGGTTCGCTCGCCAGTCGAAGGTCACGGTGATGGGGGCTCGCCGGTCGACGGTGATGCCGGGGAGCCCGCGCGCGTCCATCGCCCGATGGTAGGCCACCTCTTCGCGCGTGCCGTCGAGACTGGCAGGCTTGCCGGTCGAGTCCTGAACAAACACGCAGTCGTCGTTGATTTCGAGCTTCGGAAGCGCCTTGCGGATCTCGTCGGCGACCGCGCGCAGCCCCTCGGCGATCTCGCCTTTCGTGCGGTTGGTCAGGCGCTGTTCGGTGTCGGCGTAGAAGCCTTGCTTGCGGATCTGGGGGAGGACTTCGCGCGTGACCCAGCGCTTGAAAAGCTTGGCTCCTGGTTTTTGGCTGGTAAGGATGCAGGAATACAGACCAGACTCGTTGATGAGGATCGTTCCCCTTCCCCCCGTCGCCGGACCCAAACCGCCGATCTGGCGGTTTGACTTTTCATCATCATCAAGCCCGCTGGCCATTTTGTGCGCGTCCGAGTACCCGAGCACATCAGCTATATCCTTCGCCACAAACCAGACGTCGTCGCCGTCCTTGATGACGCGAACCTGGTTCGACTCGAAAGCCAACTTCATGATTTCAGACATAAAAAAACCTCACTGCTCTGGACCCGGTTGGAAGCCGGAGCGATTGAAGGAGGCCAGACAGCGCTCCATCAACGCCTTTTGCCCAGAGCGATGAGGTTTCCCGTTTGTCTGGCGTCGGGGTTCCAAGCC